TGTTTGATAGTTTGTTTGAAATGTTATCAAATTTCGGAGTTTTATTAGCTCAATTGGGTGCAAAGGTTGCTGGGCTTGCCATAGATTTAGCTAAATCAATTGCTAGAACAGCTGCACAAGTGGCCGCGCCAGCTATGAAGTGGGCTCTTGGTGCCGTTTTGAGTCCTTTGGGGCTCGCGTCAATTGCTGCAGCAGTTATAGCTACTCCGTTTATGTTATCCGCAATAGAAAAACGTAAAATAGATGATGACCCATACTCTAAAGAATATGATAATAACGCTTATGCTTTAAGTGTTAGAAGCAAAAAAGAAGGTGGCAACCTTACAGAGGGTCAGGCTACAGAACAACTCAGAGCCAAATCAATGAAACAAGTGAATAGGCAAACTGTTGAGGAATTTGTTAATTCCAACCAAACAGATGATGAGTTAGTACGCGAGTTAGGTAAAGATAGGACCGGTTTAAAACAGTGGTTGCAAGAAAACCCCAACAGAGGCGCAATGTATCAGGTGCCAATGCAAGGATTGAGTGTACCACAAACTGCCACACCGATACCAACACCTGAGGTAAATCCAAGGGTTTCTACAGGCAAGGTAACTCCAATGGCTCCGGCAACAGATACACCACCTGCTGCGGCCGCACCTTCAACAATGGCAATACCTGTTCCACCTGCTTCACCAGTCAGCAATCTCACAAACAACAATATTGACTTGAATATGCAAAGTGTGGCTAGGGACAATAGTTTGAATGATGTTGTTAATAAAACGGTAACTAATGTATCTCAGACTCAACAAAGAGTTGGTCTAAGACCTAGTGAAATATCTGTCAGGAACGATGAGGAGACATTTATGGACCTCATAATGAAGTCCACTAGAGTAGTATAAACAAAAAACCCCGCACAAGGCGGGGTTCTAACTTTCCAGTGGGATAGTTTTAGTCTTCTTCAGCCAACTTACTGAAGTATGCCATATCGTCATCATCTTCCGATGGTGCATCAAATGCAACAGGCTTCTTAGGTGCAGCTTTTGCTTGTTCAACAGTGGTACGTGCTCGTGGAGCATCACCATCATCATTCAAACCAAGAACTTTTTCCAACCGATTCTTCAAGAAATCATAAGACTTGAATTCTTTGTCAGCAACCAACTCAGATAGAGCTGATTCTGATTTCCAGATTTTTTCAAGTTCTTCATCATTCTCAGACAACGGTGCAGCTGAAGTGAATTCGGACTTGTCGTAGTTTTGATAACCAGCAACCTTAGTGATCTTCAGTTTGAAGTTTGCACCTTTCCAGAAGTCAAACGGATTGATTGGTGTTTCATCTTCAAAAGCCGGATTCATCGCTTCAGTGATTTTGTCGAAAATCTTCTTACCAAATTTGAAGAGTTTAACTTGACCTTCATTTTCTGGATGTTTCGGATCACTAACGATGTAAATGTTTGCAATATAATTAAGCTTACGCTTTTGTTTGCGAACGATTTCTTTGTTGGCTTCGATGCCAGAGTTCCACAATTTGTTGTTGTGTTCACAGACTGGACACTGTTGGCTCTTGGTTGTCAAACAGTTGTCAATAAGCCAACCGCCTGGTCCTTGAAAACCATGTGAGAAGATTTTTACCCAAGGCAATCCATCATCACCATCTTGTGCAGATGCCGGGAGGAATCGAATTGTTGCCATGCCATTACCGGCCTTGTCAACTTCTGGTCGCCAGAACTTTTCCTTGTCGGTTGCACCCTCAGTGGATGCATTGAGCTCAGAGACTTTCGCCTTCAATTTGTCCAGATTGCCTGAACTTCTTTTAAGATTAGAGAAATCTACCATAATTTACCTTTCTAGTATTAACGGAGTATATTTGTATTAAACGGATTATCCACATGATGCATTATATAATAATATTTAGGCACTGTCAAGTATAAACTTTAACTGTACCAAGGTGTCTGCAACATTCTTGTGTAAGATTGCCGTACCACCTGCAGCGCGCCAATCTCTGATAACACTTTCCGTATCATCAATGATTAACGTATCTGTTCGAGCGTATTTTTTCTTTAGTTTTTTACCTGGTACAAAGTTTTTTTGAAAATCTATACCATGTTTTTCCAACCAAATCATTTTCTGTTTTGAGATTGCATCATATCTAGCCTCACTGGCCGTGGACGATAGAATCTGTGTTGGTGGTAATGCATTACGCAATGCCTGAACCAACTCCATTGCATCTGGCATTAACTCTAATGTTTCAAAGTTACCCTCTGCAATGAATTTATCAAAGTAAGTATCAAATTCTCCACGATCTCTAGTTTTTTCTGGACTTATTGAAAACAATTCCTCATACCGTTTTTCAAAATCGGCGATAACGCCATCCATATCCAAATAGATGCAATTAATTTTCGGCATGTTCTTTCAAACTTTCTTTCAGGATCAATTTAAACTTCTCTTTATCATAAGTTAGAAACGGTGTATACTTTTCAATTCTTCTCTTCAATGAAGGCCAAACAACATCATCCGATATTTTTTTGTTCCACATTGGCAGAAAATTCATAATGTCATTTAGTATGCACACCGTTTCTATGTTGGTGTCGTTGTGTGTCATTTCTTTTAGTAGGATTGGGTATTGACCGTCTTCTACTGTCAGAAGTTTATTTGGTGACTCAACTTCAACCAACAGTCTTATTATATCTTGTTCGAAGAGATAAGTCAAGCTCTGGTTTCTTTTTTGCCACTTCTTATATACCAACTCACTATCTGGACCGGTAAGTTCTCCGATCCACTTGATATCACTTTCCAAAAAGTTGGCAACATAAAAGTCACGGAGATCCGTTATGTCATATTTGCGTGACAATTTGTAAAAGGAATACTTAGCTTTGTGTACGGAAAAGGAATCTTTTGTCGTATTGGTCTTTCCGTTATAACGGAAAAAATTGTAGCTATCAGTAGTAAAATGCAACTTAATGCTCTGAAAGAGTGCATAAGCTTCGTAACCAGTAGTGTCCGACATAAATCAAAATGGCAATGTGGCACTTTTCTTTAGTAGATTTAATTCCTGCGCCTCTTCACGGATTTTTGCTTTAAGTGCTGTAGATACCAAAGATGATGCAATATCAACCTCCATGCCTGTTTGTTCGCAGTGGTGTACTATTGCATCCATGTGTGTAATCTTATTCGCTTTAGTGATTAGAGTAATCATCTCACTAAATTCATTAATTTCAGTTTTCGTAGGCACAATTAAGCTTTCTTATAAAATATATGGTTACCAATCGTCTTAACTACTTTAAGAGACCAACCTGGATTAACATAGGTTGCATGGTAGAACATTGCTTGACTTTTGGCAAGCTCTCGGTGCAATACATTTTCGGTAAGTGCTCGTTTGGCAATATAGAGTGATTCTTCCCAAGCATAAGGGTTCTTGATGGGATTAACCTTCTCGCATGTCCATGAGAATTGACAGGTTGAACCTGTTTTCTGATATACAACACCGCAAAAATCTGACGGATATTTTTTGCTGTTTGCTCGGTTGATTGTTACTTGTGCAACAGCCAATTTACCTTCATGTGATTCTGATGCAGCCTCATAATAAATGTTTTTTGCAATACACATTATTTGTTTGTTAATGTTATCGCCGACTTGTTGTTCAATAGTAATTTTTTGTTGTTGTGCAAATAGTGGTAAACACATTGTTGCTAAAACAATTAATAAAGTTGATGAAAACTTCATTCTATCTCCTTGTGTGTTAAGGAGGAGTTTCCTCCCCCTAACCCCTCAACTAGATTTTCTAGTAACCTTGACTGCTTCAGGCGCAGCAATGTTCGACACGAATCCATTCAAGCTATGAGCCTTGTTGATAATGTCGGATTCAGAGGGGGTTGTTGGCAAAGCCGGATGTTCGGGTGGAATTTCACCCTTAGACCTTGCTGTATCGCATTTGATATTCCAGTCTTGTGAAAGACGTTCTCTATCTGCGTGATAAGTATCATATAACATGTCTCTGGCCATTTTTAATAGTTCAAGACGGATTTCAAAAGGTGTCATGTTTGACATAGTATCTCCTTAGTTGTGTGTAATGTGTAATGGTACTTTTTTGAATGGGTTCCACCAAACCCATATCTTATTTAGTCATTCTTTTATTAGAACGAACCTTTTAGACCAAATTATACGACATTCATTTATATTTGTCAAGCGGTTAATGTCTCTTACCTGCTGGAATTCCTAAAAATGATCTAGCTATATCTATGATATAAATTAATCGCCGTTCACCTGTGTTATTGTATGCGCTATGTGGTTCTTCATTGTCAAACGCAAATATGTTTGACCAATCACACCGTACAACATTTACTTGCAAAAAGGTGTCACCTTCTGGTATAATTAACGGTA